TCATGTACGGATTAGCTTCAGCTTTTAGTAGTGTACCACCGTTAGCTATAACCACTATAGCTTCGACGTACATAGACTCTGACTCTACTTCTACCTCTTCGGCTTCTAGCAACTCACGAGGTACTAGACCGTAGTACTTTGTTAAACGTACTTTGTCGTCGTTGTAAATTGTGAGGTCTTGGTCAGGTTCTAAGTCTGTGTCAGGAGCAGCAGAACCAACGTATACATCACGATAAATTCCTTGTTCTTGTAATAGTTCTACGCTATGCCTAGACACAAACTCATCAATAGCAACACCCATAGCATCATCTACAGATGTAGCTACAGGATCAATAAGAAAGTTTTGTGGTAGTACTGGTTTTAATTTAACTACTACTCTATCTGTAATGTTAACTCCTACAGCTTGTAAGTCTCCACCCATAATGGGTTCAGACGCTGGAGCCATTTCTTTAATCTCTTCAAGAATAATTTCTCCTATACCTGTACCAAATACAGCAGAGTTAATTAAACACTCTGCAACAGCCTTACGTACTTTACATTTTTCAAAATCTTCGGTTAGTTTATTACGCAGATACTGTACGTCTTGACGGTCTTTGTCATTAACATCATCAGAAATATCAAACCATTTACCTCTACCAAACGTGGCTTCTTCTAGTTCTGCTACGTTAGACTCTACGGCTTGTTGCAATGCAGGAGCTATAATTCTAGAACGCTCTGATCCTCGTTCTGAATCTGCTGGATCCCATTGTCCACGCCAAAGTCTATAATATTCTTCAAACTTTCCTTCATAGTTTGACTCGTAATAATCACGCCAATCTTCACATTTAGTTATTACCCATTCTTCAAGTGATTCTTGAATCATTAAAGGATCTGGGTTTAATATTTCTTCTGCCATAGTACTTTCCTTAAATTATTGCTACGCTGTAACCCAGTGTAAAAAATACTACGGCAGAGATAGCGTAGATGCCATAGGTGTTAAACGGTCTAAAAACTTTATAGTTCACTTTAGTATCCTGCTATTACGTCTAGTATTTCGTGATCATCTATTTCAAAATCATAATGGTACGCTACTTTAGCTAACTGATCTACGTATGCTAGTGCGTCAACCAAATCATCATGAGTTAATACATCAGGAAACTGAAACAACTGGTCTAAGAATTTATTATTCCATGAACCTTTGTTTAAACTAATTTGAGCGTTTTCAAATCTTCCTTGTAATGCGTACATAACTCTGTCAGTTTTTTTCTTGTTACCGTGAGATAGTTCTTCAACTCTAAAAAATCTTCCGTATTGTTTCATTAGGTTAGTTAAAGGACTCATGATAGCTTGCCTTAAAACTCCCTTTTCAATACCAACACTAACGGGTCTGTAGTCTCTAACGGCCTGAAATATCTTGGTGGCAGTCTCATCAAAGCCCCACCGCCCGTGTATAATATTATCAACGTACCAACCATTAGGCCCAGCTTTAACAACAGCGATTGCGGTTTCATCAAGTTTAGAGTTCTTTGTCCGTTTCTTGTTTACTTCTTCAAAACCAGCAAGGTCAATAGCTATGTAGTAATCACCTTCTTCTGGTTCTTCTCCAAACTGTATCCAATCTTCTTTAAACATTTCTGAGCCTCTGGCTTCAAATGAGGCCATGAACTCTTGTCTAAAGGCATAACTCGACATTGATTTTTTTGCCAAGTCGATTTCAGATGCGTCCAAGATTGGGTTATCGTAGCTGGTGAAATGCCAGCCCCTGTAAGTCTCATCGTCACCTAGCTCTGCAAATTTATACAATTCATAAAAATGATTACGTCCCATAGGCGTACCTATAAACATCGCAGAACCCTTTTGGTCTGCCAGTGCTGGACGGAGTATCTGCTCCCATACGTCAGGCTTCATGTCTGCGTACTCGTCCATCACGAGAAACTTCAAGGACACACCACGCATTGTCTCCGGCCTATCGGCTCCCTTGAGACTAATCATGGCCCCGTTGACCAGCTTGATCTGCAGGTTGTTTATGTGTGAACCTGAGATAACAGGGTGTCCTAGCTCTAGCAGGGTTTGCCACATGATGTCTCTTGCTTGGCCCTGCGTAGGCGCAACGTAAAAAACTTGACCTCTATCGGTCTGTAGTGCATTAATGATTAACATCCAAGCAGCAAGACGGGACTTCCCTGTCCTCCGTCCTGCGGCTACTACCTTGAACCTAGTAGGATCAGAGTAGACTTCCTGCTGCCACGGCAACAGTTGTACGTTTAAGTCTGTCACTTAATTTAGTTACAAACTCCAGCGTCTTCTGAGTTATCAAACTGATTGTCACCACAGCCGTACTTACCGTCGTTGTCTGTGTCACAGAAACGGCTCCAAGCCTGCATATCAAATGTATAACCTTCGCTCCACGGCACGTAAGTCTTACACCAATCGTGGCTTCCTACAGCAAAAGGATCTTGTGGTTGTTCTACGTAGTCACGCTTAGTCCACGGTTTTTGTACACGAAAGAACGTGTCTTTGTTTTTCATTAGCTGTCGCTTGAACAGAGAGCTACTAGGCGCACTGATGTAGATTTCTTGGTTGTCCTCTAGGGTGTACGTAGATCCGTCGTCGTAGTTGATAACAGTTTCTGCTTTGGCTCCGATAGAAACTAGAGAAAAAAGGAATACTGCTGCAAAACCTAGTACCATTTCGTTTACTTTGTTAGTCATTGTGAAAGTTCTCCTACGTTGTTTAGGGCTTCTCTAAAGTCTTTTGAACCACCAAAGTGGTAAAAGATTTGTGGTATAGATCGTTTTCCTGTCAGTTGTTCTACTAAGTCCCAACCGGCTTGACCCGGAGGTATGTGTACGTACTTGTAGTCTAAGTTGTGCTCTTTTGCAATTTTGGTTGCTCTTTTGCAAGCAGGACACCAATCAGCACCAACAATGGTAATCATACAAAGTTTACCAGTGCGGATACCGTCTCAAGTAAGTCAAAAGTTACTGCAAACTCCATATCTGAACTAGCTTCTGTTTGCACTTTGACTACTTCGCCTGCGTGAAGAACAAACAGAGGACCGCCTCCGTTGCCTAGCGTTTCTTTACCACCACTAGATACGTTTACAGCATCAAAAACATCTACTCTGTTGCCTCCATCAGAGTTAGCAAAGTGAAGAGAAGCGTCTTTTGTGCTGCCTGCGTGGTTAGCAATAAAAATGTACTGAATAACAACATGAAAACCAGAAGGTACAGTAAACAAAGTTGTTTCTGTTGCGTCTGTTAAGTTTATGTGCTTAGTGTACAGCATCAGTAGGTCCAGATTACAGGGACAGTTCCCCGTGTATCAACGTGAATAAAGTCACCAGCGACCCCTATACCACTAAATCCCATAGATAGAGCTTCTCTTATTAACGTGTACCGGTGTGCAGCGTTTGTTGTTTTTATGTCTGCTGCTATGCCTTGCGCGTGGGTTCCCGGTACGTCCTTTTTAGCTTCTATGGGGTGGCTAGGGCTTCTGTAGCCGCTGGTGATAACAAAAGGGAAACCGCAGTTGTCCCTGAGTTGGTCAAGCTTGTCTAAGAAGTCCTGCTCCATACGGTTCTCACCAGTATGTTGGCAGTTAAACTCTTCTTTAGTGAAGTATTTCATGTACAAGATGCTTAATAGCGTCTTTAATGTGATGGATCTTGGACTGCAACGACAACATCTTCTTCTGTCCCTGTAGTTTCAGTTCCTTCTGTAATAGACGTAGCTCCAACGCCAGTGATGTTAATCTGTATCGCATTTCTTCCTGCATCTTTTACTATATCCTTTTCAAATGCAGCAACAGGAAGAATACGATCCATAACTAACTTCCACGCTGCTGCTTGGTTTTTATGATCTGGGTCTGTAGCTGCTTCAAATATAGCATCCATCACGGCACGAGAACGAGGAGAGTTTAACATCCTTGCTTTGTACTCATTTATGATAGCTGCATCACCCTTTGGCCTACCTACAGCCTTTCTGCCTCCTTTTTTCTTAGAGGAAACAGAAGACTTTTTAGGGCGACCAACAGGATTGCTCTGTTTAACGTCGTTATCCATACTATATAGACTTAACCTAGTTGGGTTTCTGGTTCTTTTCTTATATTTGTTCCTAATTGTTGTAAGTAATAGTTGTATGTTTGTAGCTAGGAACTGTATTGTTCTATATATACATATTATTATAGCACACTTTTAGTAAAAAGTCAAGAAGAATCTGTAAAAGATGTAAAATTACCCAGAGCACAGTGGATTTACAGTGCAGATTCTGTGTAGTTACAGTGCAGATTAGCAATATGCAACTTGCATTATGC